GGGTCAGATCATGTTCATGGATGGATTCCTGAAGAAGATGGTCAATGACAGCGACGTCCGCACCATTGCGAACCCTGTCACACTCACGTCTTCCAACATCCTTGACAAATTGGATGCGCTGATTGCTTCGGTTGCTACCAACAAAAAGGCCCTGTTGTCTCGCGCAACCCGTTACGATCGGATGAAATTCTTTGTTTCAATTGAAACCGAGCAAATTTATCAAACCGCGCTGACGACCGGTGTAACCTTCAAAGGTTTGAACACCATGGAACGTGGCATCAAACCATGGAAAGGATATGAGGTTGTGCCTCTCGCCGGTTTCCCGGATGATACGATCCTGTTCTGCGAAGGTCTGCCTGACACGTCTTCCAATCTGTACGTTGGCATGAACTCAACCGAGGATAACAATCTGCAATTGATGCGTTTGCAAAACAATTCAGAATTGTTCTTCCTGAAAGGGTTGATGAAATTCGATGTACAATATGGATTCTCGGATCAGATCTTCCTGTACACGACGCTCAACGCCGCATATTTCAACTCCTAAACCCTGAAACCGGGGCGGCTCGCAAGGGTCGCCCCTAAATAAATACAGACATGAAAAATCTGATCGCATTATTCGCCTTCATTTTTGCCTTTGTTGCTGTAAATGCACAAAGCACATCCCCAAGGTTTGGTACCGCAAAGAACACGGACAATACCGGACGCGTATTGACATACAAACTTGTCAGCGTGACCGATGCAGCCGGTGCGGACAGCGTTACCGTTGCCCCGAACGCATGGGAGACGTTGTACAAAGTCGCCGCGCTCGATTCTATCACATTCAAATCACCTACGGTTACCAATTCCTATTATGGCGACCGCGTTGTACTGATGGTTTCCGGAACTTCAGGTGACAAGGTAAAATTTACCGGCACTAATTGGCAATCTGCGGGTACCGCTACACTATCTTCCGGTCTTGTTGCTGTAATTACATTTAGATTCAACGGCACCAAGTGGATTGAGGAAAGTCGCGTCGTACAATAATCAACAAAAACAACAACAGCATGGGACGTCCTAAAAAGCAGAGAGAACAAAATCCCGTCAACGCTACCATGATCGACGATGATTTGCCGTTCTACGATGTACCTCCGGTTGCCGATGAATTAAAATCGACACTCGAAAAAAATCCGCATATTCTGTGTGTGTGGATGAATGAAGAGGGAACATGGCATTTCTGCGAAAAACCCGGATTCAAGGCATATAGCCGAACGGATATTTTCAACGGTTAAACCCTAACGCCTCATGGCACTCAATAACATCATATTCAATCTCGGACAGGGCGGTCTCGGCCGGCCCCTGCCCGGGGAGGATCATATCTCGGGCCTTGTTTTTTACACAGCCGGGTCACTCCCAAGCGGATTCAGCGTTTCAAATCGCATCAAACAATTTTTCAGCGTTGCTGATGCGGAGGCTGCCGGTATCGTCGGTACGTTCTCCGATGAAACCAAGGCCACGGGATCATATCTCGTTACAGCCACGGGTGCCAATGGGGATACCGTTGAACTGAAAGTCGCGGAACCATTATCGAAGGTTGTAAGCCTCGGCGTTTACACCAAGGTTAGTGGGGATACGACAACTGCCAATGTGGCAACAGCGATTGCCGCTGTAATAAATGCCGGAACATCAACGCATGGTTACACAGCGACGGTCAACGCCTCAACGGTGACGATTACGGCCCGGCCCGGCCTCGGTATTTACCTGAACACAGGAACTCCGATTACCGCGACGTACAGCGCGGGGGCCACACTTGCCGGAACGATCACCCAATTCACCGGCGGCGTCGCATCAAAATACGCTGTTTGGCATTATCACATCTCCGAGTATTTCAGATTGCAACCGCAAGGCAACTTGTATGTTGGAATCTTTGCGGTACCTAACCCGTACACGTTTACCGAGATCACGACAATGCAAACATTCTCGGGTGGCAAGATCCGGCAAATTGCGATTTACAAGGATAGTGCGGCGTTTGCAAGTGCGGACATTACGGCAATCCACAATGTATGCGCCTCCAACGTCAGCGCACACAAAGAATTGATCGCCCTATATGGCGCGGATATATCCGGTACCGCTGATGTGTCAACGCTCACAAACCTTGCAAGCCTGTCCGCAAATTATTGTACGGCGGTCATCTCCCAAGATGGCGGTGCGCTCGGTGCGTCGCTGTTCTATGCGTCCGGTGTATCAATCACGACGCTCGGTGCGGCCCTCGGTGCCGTTGCCCGCGCGAAGGTGTCGCACTCGATCGCATGGGTCGCGCAGTTCAATATTTCCAATGGCACGGAATGTGACGTTATCGCATTTGCGAATGGCGTTCTGTTCACTCACTCGAGCGTAACGGATTCCCTTCTGTCTTCATTGCAAGACAAACGCTATTTGTTCCTCCGGAAATTTGTGGGCATCGCCGGTTCGTACTTTAACGAAAACCCGACAAGCATTTCCGTTTCATCGGATTACGCCTACATTTCCGACAACAGGACCATGCAGAAAGCGACGCGTGGAATTTACACCGCAGTTTTGCCGGCGTTAAATTCTCCAATAACGCTCAATGCAGATGGCACTCTTTCCGACGAAGCCGTGGCATACTTTGAAGGTCTTGCACAGGGGCCGCTCGCCGACATGGTGCGCAATGGTGAACTTTCAGGATACGATGTGAACGTGAATACGGCACAGAATGTCCTTTCAACCGGTGTGCTGACAATTAACGCAACCCTCGTACAAATTGCGACGGCGCGGAATATTGTCGTAAACATTGGATTCAATGTAACGATCTAAAAATTCAGACATGGCAACTCCGCTCATCAACGGCGTAAACTATTCGTGGTCCAACATCAAATTCAACCTATTCGGGGTTCCGGTCGTTGGCATTACTGAAATCAATTATACGCGCAAGCAAGCCAAGGAAAACCAATACGGGGCCGGCGTCGAGCCTGTAAGCCGTGGTTACGGTAATGTCGAATATGAAGCCGACATCACCATGTTCCTCGACGAATGGCGTCGTATCATATCTGCCGCACCTTCAAAAGATCCTTTGCTGATCAAACCTTTCCCGATTCAAGTATTGTTCGGCGATAGTTCGATTCAGTTTCGTCAGGACAATTTAGAAGCATGTGAATTTATGGAGGACCCGTTTAATGCCAAGCAAGGTGACAGCAAGATCCTGATCAAGATCCCGCTGATCATTGCCGGCGTTACTCACGTTCTTTGATTTTACAAAACAACAACTACAACGCATGACAGGAACATTGAAGGCCGCCCAATTGGAGGCCGCCGCAAGAGCGCAAGCCCTTTCGGATGAATTAAAGATCAAAGTACACCCGCTCGTTTTCTTTGTTCAAGAAGATGGCGAGCCGGTGGTAGGATTTGTGAAAGAGCCAAGCCGGGCCGTCAAATTGGCGGTCATGGATAAATACTCGAGCGGCTTTTATTCCGCTTGCAGTCAGGCACTTGACGTCATCCTGTTGAAAGAATATAGCGATCCTCGCATCAGTAGCGAGCGCGCAGAAGACGATAAATATTACATGGGAGCCGTCTATGCCGTGAGCGAAATGATCAATTTCGCGGTCAATCAGGCCGAGAAAAAAAAATGATTGACCGGTTCACGGTCGATGAAGACAGCAGCGATGAAACGCGGATCTCCGCGCTAATTCGTTGCTGTTTGCATATCGAGCCGGACCATTTGACGGATGAAGACTTTTGGAAAGAATGGGGACGCGTGAAATATTTTATGACGCTTGCATATCAAGTAAAATGGAAATGACATGGCGAACGAACAAGTACAATATACCCTCTCGCTTCGTGACCTATTAAGCGGGAAGATCAAACAGGCCGAAGATTCGGTCGTAAAGTTCGAGGATAAGATGAAGCGTGCGCAAGGCACCGCGAATAATCTTGCCTCGGCCGTGGGTATTGCGTTCGGAGCCGCCGCCGTTGCTGCCTTTGGTCAAAAGATGATCGCAGCCGGAACACAAGTTGAAAACGCGCTGACCGGCCTGACAACACTCCTGAAAGACAAGGCCGCCGCGCAAGAGGTGATCAACAATACCATGGAGGATGCCGTCAAAACTCCATTTGCATTTGAGGGTTTACTTGAAGCAAACAAGGCATTGATCTCGGCCGGAGTAGGTGCAAAAGATGCACGTACTGACGTTCTCAATCTCGCCAATGCTATTGCGGCAACCGGCGGCGGGGATGATGAATTGAAGCGCATGGTTGTAAACATGCAGCAGATCAAAAACACAGGCAAGGCAACCGCGATGGATATAAAGCAGTTTGCGTATGCCGGCGTCAACATTTACAAAGTGCTTGCAGACGCAACGGGAGAGCCAATTGAAAAAGTCAAAGACATGGAAGTTTCCTACGATGCTTTGACAATGGCCCTTGCACGAGCAGCGGACGAAGGCGGCATCTATGCAAACGGTCTTGCCAATATGGCGCAGAATACGTCTGTTCGTATTTCCAACCTCGGTGATGCTGTATTCCAATTCTCGGTACAAATGTTCAACGACCTGAAGCCGGCGATCGATGCAATCATCACGGGCCTGTTATCGTTTGTTGATGTCATGCGCTCGGCGTGGAATTGGATCATGGAAAATAAAAACGTGATTGCCGCAACAGCGTTGACAATTGGAATTGCTACCGCCGCATACCAAGTATATCTATTTACGATCGGTCAGGGCGCGCTGTACACAGGACTATTGACGGCCGCACAATGGGCTTTGAACGTCGCCATGAACGCCAATCCTATCGGCATCATCATCACGGGCCTCGGCCTCCTCGTTGGGGCCGTAGTGTATGCCTACAATTCATTTGGTACGTTCAGGGCCGTTCTGTGGGGAGTATGGGGCGTGATCAAGGCGTGGGCCGCGCTTGTTGTCGATGCCTTTGAAGGGGTGTGGAAAGTCATCAAAGGCGTTATGACGCTCGACGCCGGCATGGTTGTGGAAGGGTTCAAGCAATCGGCCGGGGCCATGGTTGATGCGGGCAAACGTCTCGCCCAAGGATTCAAGGAAGGCTATGATGAAGGCATGGCTGATTTTGCAAAGGATCAATCCAAAAAAACCGTGGCTGCGCCGGGAGTAAAAGGCGGGGCTTTGCCTGTCGGTGCCGCCGGTAAAAAAGCGGTAATGCCGGCAATGGATCCCAAAAACGAGACAAAGGGAGCGCAGGGCGCGAAGAGCGTCACAATTACCGTCAATATTGGATCTTTGATCAAGGATTTCAAAATTGCCACGACAAATATTCAGGAGGGCGCGGCAAAGGTCCGCGAAATGGTTGCACAGGCCATGGTGAACGCAACGAATGATAGTCAATTAATCGCGGGACAATGATAAAAGCAGTTGATAAAGCCGTCGTAATTGCAGCCGTTCCATTGTCGGCACTCATTCGCACGTACAATGTTTCCGGCATTAAGCCGCTCGCAGTACGCGATAATCCGTATGACGGGAAAGTCAATCAGGCTGATGATCGCGATCCGGAATTATACAAATCTGCGCTCGGTACGCCTGTTGTCATTGATCTGACATTCCAATCTGTTACCTACACAGATTTTGCGCAGGGACGTCAAATAACCACAGACGAAGTGAGGTTGCAAACGGTATTGTGTTCTGTATCCCGGCCGTCGATCATCGTTAAAACGCAGATACAGGGCCGGAACGGTACCGTGAAAGAATACATCTCGAAGGATGACTACCAAATATCGATCAATGGTATTATTGCCGGGCAAAACGGCCAATATCCGGAGGCTGAATCACTTTCTGTGCAACGCATGTGCGAAGCCCCGGTTCCAATCCCGGTAGTTTCCCGTTTTCTTAACGGCATGGGCATTTACAATGTTGTTGTCGAGGATTATTCAATGCCGCAAGTCGCCGGGGGAATAAGCCGGCAAGATTTTTCAATCAATGCTATTTCAGACGAACCGCTCGAATTGCAAATTCAATAATGTACCGGGTCCTTACACAAATAACGTTTACGCAGCATCCAACGGGAGATTATCCCGGGCGTAATGGCGTTATCATTTACAAATTTTGTCATTCGTTTGAATTTACATCGACATGGCAAAACTTGACGGACAGCGGTACAATTACGTTGCCCAAAAACGTGTACGTGATCGACAAAAGCGGCCGGCGTTATTCACTCGGCGGGACAAACGTAAACGTCGGCGGTTTTTCTGAAACGGTGCCAACGTTTCTGTTGGGAGACAAAGTAAAAATTGAATGGGGCTATGCACGGTATGACAATCGCGGGAATGAAGTAAGCCCGCTCAAAACAATATTTGAAGGTTACATATCATCGGTGACGTCCAAAAAGCCGTTTGTCCTTGAAATACAGGACAACATGTATGCGCTCAAACAACATCAAGCCGTTGGGGGAAACAATGGTTTTTTCGCCGGCAGCAAATATTCCGTGCAATCTATGCTTGCCGAAATGATAAAAAACTCGGGCCATTCATTTACGGTTGATCAAACAGAGCAAACGGTAATTGGAGATTTTGTAACACAAAATGAAACGATTGCGGAAGTGCTTGCCCGGCTACGCAAAGACTATCATTTTGAAGCGTATTTCCGTGGATCTGTGCTGCGTTGTGGGGCCTTCAAGTACATTGAGCAAGACGCTGTAAACAGCGGACAAAAGGTGTTCAAGTTTCAGCAAAACATTATTTCAGATCAACTTGAATATAAGCGGCGCGACGATACCGTATTGTCCGCAATTGCCACAAATACAATCGAAGAGCAGACAGGGAAGAAGACAAAAGACGGGCAGCCGAAAACGAAAAAAACGCGTCTTGAAGTCCTTGTCACCTTCAGAAACAATACAAAAGAACCGGAAGTAGTGGTCGGATCCAAGGACAGGCCCTTGCCACCGAATACGGGGGGAGAAAGGCGTACCCTGCATTTCCTTGGGGCGACCACTACATCCGAGTTAGCAAAATTGGCCGAGGCCGAATTGAAGAAATATTATTACACCGGCCTAAAAGGCAAATTCACGACGTTTGGAATCCCGTTTGTACAGCACGGCGATAATGTCGATATACTCGATGCGATTTTGCCTGAAAGAAATGGACGATACAAAGTAAAAGGGGTGACATACACCGGCGGCGTTGATGGGTTGCGTCAGGAAATTGAATTGGATTATCTTATAACCCGGCTTGATGCCAATGGAAAACCAATAAGTTGATGGCGGGGAACAGGCAGATAATAGAAGCGATACAGCGCATGACCGGCACTCAATTAGCCGATAAAGTTAGTGTTCTTGCTGCGACCGTTGACAGCGTTGACGTACAAAAAAGAACATGCGTAGTAACAACCGTAAGCAGTCAGGGAAGCGTTACGATTGAAAATGTGCAATTGATGGCAAGCGTCGATGATGGGTTTATGTTCATCCCGGCAATTGCATCTACGGTTTTTGTAGTGTATAGCACGTTCTCCCAACCGTTTGTTGCCTTATTTAGTGGTGCGGAAAGAATTGTGCTGACAGGCGGCGAAAATGACGCATCTGTAACAATTGATGAAAACGGCATTGCGCTCGAGATCGCGGATACCGTCATCACGATTACTGATGGCGAAATAAAAATGAATGACGGAGCCATGGGCGGCCTCGTCAAAGTCATAGAATTGACGCAGAAATTGAACAACCTTGAAAACAAGGTGAACACATTGATCACGTCATTCAACGCGCATGTTCATTCCGGCGTCACAACAGGCCCCGGATCTTCAGGTCCGACGCCTACGCAAGTAACCGGAACGCTGACGCCCACACAGCGCGCCGATATTGAGAACGACAAAATTGTGCAGGGATAATGAACCAAGACATCGCGCTGCAAAACAATGACGTGTACATCGTGGATGGCGATTTTGCCATTACCGAATCAGATACGCAACATATCGCCGACACAATCAACGCGTTTCCGGGATGGTGGAAAGAGTACCCCGCTGACGGCGTAGGCGTTTTCCAATACATAAACAGCGCGGGACAAAATCAAACACTCAAACGCGCAATTCAAATTCAATTAACAAGCGACGGATATAAAGTGAGCAATCCGGCTGTGAGCATTGATGCGTCCGGTCAATTAATTGTCAACCCTAACGCTGTACCCAATGCGAATATTTAAGGCGATAGCGGGTCAATCAATTTATGACGTATGCCTCCAAACATACGGGACGCTTGATTACTTGTACAAATTGATGCAAGACAATGGGATCAACGGCCTTAATGAGAACATTTACAGCGGTCAAACCTTTGTTTGGGATGATACGCTCGTTGTCGATCAGTTAGTCAATGCGGCTTTTGCAGCGTCAAATGTTTACTACTCCACATCTATGTCGGGCCTCGGGAATGTTTATTACACGGTTGAACGTGGACCGATACAGAACATACCAAACGGCCCGGCAATACCATATACGCCGCCGTCCGCGCCGGTTTCTACATCTTACAAAGTGACGCTAAATACCACATGGACAAGCGGGGCCGATTCCACAACCGTAATTACCCCGCTCGACATAAACGGGAACAACCTTGCCGGCTGCGACATCATTCAAATTGAACTCGAGATTAAGCCATTGATTCCGGAAGGTCAAGTCGGCGCGCAATACGTGTGGAACAAATCGATCGGTGTACTGACGTTGATCAATAACACATACGCCGATTATGGACAAACGCTCTCGATACTTTACAATAAAATAGTTTCCCAATGAAAAAACTGATATTACTCGTCAACCTATTTGCAATCATCGTCAGCGCGTCCGCTCAAAATGACACGACGCGTTACACCATGGTTAACGGGTACGGTTTTTCCTATAACAGGCTGAAAGCAAAGGCTGCAATCGTCATGCCTACGGATACCGTGCAAAACAAATTGCCGGGATCTTTGGTGGTTTTGAACGACACGTTATACGTCCGCACACCGGTCAAATGGCAACCAATAACAGCGGGCGCACATGGCATCCCGGCCGGCGGTACGACAGGCCAATTGCTTGCAAAGGACAGCGACACATCATACGACGTTACGTGGATAGACAATTTTACGACAGAGGTTAGGGAGTATGTAAAAGCAACCGTAGCAATAAATAAAGGGCAGGCCGTATATGTGAGCGGTGCCAATGGGACAAACGTACTCGTTGCAAAAGCATCAAACATATCGGACGGGCAATCAAGTAAAACGCTTGGATTACTTTATCAAAATCTCTCCCAAAATGGGCAAGGGTATGTAATAACGCAAGGTCGTTTAAGCGGATTAAATACAATAGGAGCAACGGTCGGAGATGCTGTATGGTTAGGAACAAATGGAAACTTGCTGTATGGAATAGCAAACAAACCGGTTGCGCCTGCCCATTTAGTTTATTTGGGAGTAGTGACGCGCGTCAATGCCAACAACGGCGAAATTTTTGTGCATGTGCAAAATGGGTTTGAACTCGAGGAATTGCATGACGTACTGATTACCGATAGCCTCAACAATCAGGTAATTGCTTATGACAGCACAACGCGTCTGTGGAAGAACAGAACGATTGCATCTGTACTCGGTTACACTCCGGTAAAAACAACAGATACCGCATCAATGCTTGGACCATACGTCCGGGCCGCCGGATATGGTTTGATAAAAAGCGGTCAATCGTTGCTTGCGGACACAGCCGCAATTGCTACGCGCGCGCGTGTGCAGAAAGGGATAGATAGCGTCGCCACGTTGGCTAATACAAAGGTCGGTGGATCCGGGACATTGAACTATGTCCCAAAATGGACCGCGACAAGTACTTTGGGAAATTCATTGTTGTTCGATAATGGTACTTACGTCGGCCTTGGAACCGCATCACCTTCGGCACGGTTTGACATGCGCGGCCCTTCCACAGATGTCGGAATACGTTATATAGAAACCACAACCGGCAATACAAATCGAATCCAATTAGGGGCCGAATCCGGCGTTGGATATATTGAGGCTACCGCCGGTGTTGGTTCCCCTGTAATGTCCATGCGTGTCGCGGGGTCCGAACGCATGCGTATAGACGCCTCCGGAAATGTAGGCATAGGCACGGCATCCCCAAGTTACAGATTGGACGTTACAGGGTCAAACCCTCGAATAAGAGTACAGCCAACTACCGGAACAGAATATGCTTTGTATCATGCTCAAAATTCGGGCGGTTCGGGTTTTATTGGATTAGAAAATTCAACCGGATCCGCTCTTTCTACCGGCGCACCTTATTCGCTCAATGTTTATCACCTTCAAGCATATCCCATTTTATTTAGCACAAGCGAAATTGAGCGCATGCGAATATTCGCAAACGGACGCGTCGGAGTGAATACGAATACCGACGCGGGGTATCAGTTTGATATAAATGGAACGCTGCGAACGGTCAACGGCGCAAACTTTGCAACGAGTTCAGGGGATGTAGGTATAGGTTTATTAGCAGCGGGGCAAAGTGGTTTCAAAACTTTGTAAGTAGGTGGAAGCGGTGTTTCAGGTTTGATTGATTTATATCAAGGCACATCAAGGCAATTGAGAATATATAATTCAAGTAATGATTCATATTTGGCAAACGTAACAAATGGGGGGGCCATGATATTTAGAACCACTACAAGTGGGGGAACACAAAATAATAATTTAACTATAACACCCGCCGGGAACGTTGGCATTGGGTTAACAAACCCATCCGCAAAATTGCATTTGTCAACCGTATTTGCTGATTCCCCACTTGAAGAGGCGTTTAGAATACAGAGGTCGGGCCTGTCATCATATAACGGTGAACGTGCTATTGGAATGGTTTTCGCTGACGATGCAAATTTTACATTGACAAGTGCTGTGACCGGCATCAGGCAAAACCCGAGCGGGCATTATCTTGGAGGGTTGAGTTTTCGTGTAAGCACAAGCGTTTCCAATGCTGTGACAACTATTGGCGGTCTGACTGAAGTCGGACGTTTTACATCAGATGGCAGATTAGGTATAGGCACCGTTACTCCTTCCGAATTATTGGACGTAAACGGTCGCGCCCGGGTGCGTACAATTGACAGCACGGCCTCGGCCATGAACGTATTGTATGCCGACGCAACGGGCGTCATCAAGAAGGCAAGCGCAACGGCGTTCCCGGGTGGAAGCGGGACGACGAATTATGTGCCTAAATGGACCGGTGCAAATACTTTGGGGGATAGCAAAATAAGAGAGACAGGATCATCTTTAATTTATCAAGGTTCATCAACAACTGCAAATGCGGAATTTTCTATTGAAAATGATAATACAGCCACATATTTTTATGGATCGCAAACCGGGTCTGTAAACAAAGAATTGCGATTTTATTTTAATGGAACATCCTCCGGCGAAAGAATCAGATTGTTTAACAATGGTCGTGTATTTATTGGACCAACGCCAACCGACGCGGGTTTCCAATTCGACGTAAACGGTACGGCGCGAATAAACAATGATTTACGTGTAAATACAACGGCCGGGTTTAATACTTTGTTTACTAATCCGATAGGCGGGGGCGGTGTCGCGATGGCAAGTACAACCGATCCTACGGCATCGGCAAATCGTTTATTCTCGCTCGGTTTTGGTAGTGTAAATTATCCGGCACAGGCCCGAATAGAGGCATATTCAACGGAGGCATGGTCATCGACAAATCGAGGATCATACCTTACATTTAGAACAACGCCAACCGGAGCATCCGGCGTACAGGACCGCATGATGATCGGCAATGACGGTTTTGTTGGGATCAATACATTGTCTCCACTTGCTCGATTGCATGTGGCGGGTAATATGCAATCTGACAACGACGCATATTTTGCAACGTCTTCGGGCAACGTCGGCATCGGTACGGCGTCCCCATCATCTAAACTGCATGTAATCGGTACGGGGGCAAGTACAAATTCTATCAACGTTGGATTGATTGTTGATATGGAAGCAACGGCCGCCGAACAAGTGGGCGCGGGTACCGCAATTTTGTTTCGTGGAAAATCCGGAGGCGGGAATATTGCTAATTATGATCAAGCCCAAATTGCCACCAACAACACGGGGTCGAATAATTCGCACGGGTTATCCTTTTTTTACAAGCCAAACGCATCGTCACCGCTGACCGAGGCAATGACTATTTACGGTAATGGAAATGTAGGATTTGGAACAATTACCCCATCATATCCAATTGATGCAGTTGGAACAGCGTCTTTAGCGGCTAATAATATAGCGTCCGGATCATCAACACGTTTCCGCAATATATATACACGAAGCCGGGCAAATTCTGCCGGCATAAGCGGAGATGTGTACGCGGATCAATTGTTTCATGTGAGCGGTGGATCCGCGTTTGAGATATACAATGCCGACGCGAATTTTCCTTTGGTTTTCGGGACGGGTGCAACCGAACGCATGCGTATTGATGGATCCGGGAACGTTGGAATTGGTACCACAAGTCCCGCAGTAAAATTAGACGTCAACGGGAATGTCAGAGGAACTCGAATAAATTCAACCGGGGGTGTCGTTGATTTTGATGCACAATCAGGCAGCAATTTCATACAAGTATCCGGCGGCGCGATGTCGTTTGCAAATGCCGGGGTAATCAATATGAGAATTGCGTCAAACGGGAATGTTGGCATGGGCAATAACAGCCCATCGTTTAATCTGCATGTTCAAAAAGATCAAACATCAGCGACATCAATAACGGTGTCAAATGCGGGGACATCATCATCCTCAACTATAATGCAGTTTTTATTGTCTGAAAGTGGAGGGACAAACGGATATTTTAGAAGATACAGAGACGGGTCCGGGTTGGTTGAATTAGGATTTACAGATGCATTGTCTTTCAAAGGGGCAGTAAGTGGAACCCCCGCAGATCGCATGCGAATTGATGCCCTGGGGAACGTGGGGATCGGTACGCAAAGCCCTGTAAATTTTGGCGCAGGTACAACAACCCTGACAGTCAACGGAACTACATTAGGCGCGATTCAGTTACAAAATGGAGGTGTAAAGTCCTTTGATTTTTACGGTTCGGGTACTGAATCGCGAATTGAAACGGGAACGGGGAATTCACTGGTTTTTAGAATTGCATCTGCAGAACAGGCAAGGTTTTCAGCTGGGAATTTTGGTATTGGAACGAACAACCCATCTAATAAACTTGACGTTTCTGGTACATTCCGTTCAACGGGAAATTCAACACTGCCCGGATGGATATTCAAAACAACAAATATTCAAGAGGCAACAGATAGTAGTAGCAGTATATGGTTTAGAAGGACAATTGACAATCAATTAAATTTTACAATTAATCCAGTTACATATCAAGGTTTAGCGGCATTGAGATTTCGAAATTTCGGGGGAGGTGAATCGAATTTTTGGTTATCAAATGGTCGTTTATCATTCGCCGGAGGTACGACCGAAAGCATGACATTAATAGGTTCGGAATTGTTTGTCGGTCATTCAGGATCACCCACCGACGCCGGAGATTACAAAATTCAGTCAAGCGGAAACGTCCGCGTCGCTGGGAAAATTGATGTCACATCATCGGAATCCATCGGCCACAATATTGTCAGATCTGGAACGTCCGACATCGCTGCACAGATTTACAGTTCAAATGCCTGGCTGTTGTACGGTGCCGAAAGTTCAACGGGCGGATCAATCCTGACCGGATCCACACAGTACGCGGCGGTCGTCGGGAGCGGATACAACAGGCCCCTGCAATTCGGCACAAATAGCACGGTGAGCATGGAGATTGACAGCACGGGCCTTGTTGGGATTAATACCACATCACCAACGGAAAGACTTGACGTAAACGGTAAAGCGCGCATCAGGACCGTGGACAGCACAGCAACAGGGATTAACATGCTGTACGTTGATGCTACCGGCGTCGTAAAAAAAGCCGCGGTGCCGGGAAGTGAGGTAAGTTATACTACCGACGTCAATACCATTTCATCCGGTTGGACATTTGTCAAGGACAGCACACGAAATTTGAATCATAATTTTATCAACGTCGTACAGAGTACAACAACAAATGAAGCGACGGCCACAATGCAGATTGCTGTTTATCGCACAACGTCGTCCTTTACTACCGGTTCATGGCAGACCGTTGCAAATGTTCCGTCAGCATACGCTCCTAAAACAACCGTATATTTTGAATTGCCCGGATATGTTGGTACTGAAACGTATTACACATCATCCAACGTTCGTTTTACCGGCGCAGCAGAATACACCGGGGTAAAGGTCGCGCGCGTGGATCCGGGCGGGAACGTGCAAGTAAGAATTGGTACGGTCAGCGCGTCGGCAATAACAGGCGGGACAAATCACGTCATTTTTCCATTAACACTTACATGGGTAGTTTACAACATTCCTCAATAATCAAAACCAAAAAGCAAATGAAAAAAACAGGATTGACAATGATCTTCGCCATTTTTGCGTTGATCACCTTTGCGCAGGCTGACAGCACCAAACCAACCCAACCGGTACGGGAAAAGCAACCAATCAAAGAGTTCAAAATTTGGAAAAACGGTCAGCAGTTTGATGCGTCCGACATTGATCTTGTATGCGTTTTTGACGATTACAAAACCGTCGCGCGCGTGTACTATGAAATTTCAGACAGCACCGGAGTTGTTGTCGCAAGTGGAAACATTGATTTTACCGGCGATGATTACATTCAGTATGTCAACAAAGGCGATCATCCTGACACCGCTTTGCGTTTAACGCTGAAAGCATTGCGTATTCAGCAGCGCGCAGCCGCAGCAACCCGTCAAGCCGCTCGCCAAGCCGCATCCGGCACTACAACATCGAATTAATCACTACATAAGATTGTGGAAATGGAAATGCCGAAAGCAAAAGCCGGGATAACAATGGGAGAATTGCTCACCGCGAGCATTGTCATCATTGGCGTTGTGCTGACATTTTGGAAGAATACCGATGTCCGTCTTTCGGCATTGGAAATGCGCATGAACGCGCGCGAGCGTACCGACGAGCAAACGTCAACAAAACTTGACAAATTGCAAGACGGGATCAATGACATAAAAGTCACTTTACAAAACAAACAGGATAAAGAATGAAGAAAATCATCGTTAAGAATTGGAAGACGACCCTTTCGGGTGTCGCTGTTGGACTTATTGCCGCCGCCGGCTATTTGGGATGGATCACAAATGATCAGGCCATATCCATTACGACGGTATTGACGGCTTTGGGGCTGATCGCAGCAAAGGATAATAACGTGACCGGCGGGGAGGTTAAGCAATGATCGCTCGCATTTTATTGGCGGCCGGCTTGATTGTCGGCTGCCTGTTTTTGCTGCGTTGTAGCGTAGCAAAAAAGGATCAGCGCGCGCTCGAGCGAGTACAAGCCAAACGTCCGCTTGTTGACGCAATGTTGCCGGTTGTGCGGGATCTATACCCATGCGTGGCCGATACGCATGCCATTATCATTCCGGGCGGCATAGATAGCGTATATTATCCTGTGCCGGTGATTGATACCGTGTATGATCGTGGAAGCGCGTATGCTCGCGGTTTCATTGATGGGCAAATGTCAATCACGAAACAAAAGTATGCGGTCAATTTGCCGGATACCATTTTAAAAACGATCGTTGACCGTTCCGGATTGTCTGCATTAGAGCGTCAGATCGCCTATATGAATGGACAATTGAACGAGCGAGATGCGCGCATAAAAGAAACGCAGGGCGAGCGTAAAGGCCGGGAATGGTTTACCTATTCGCTGATTGCATTGCTGATAATTACAAACGTCGTGTGGGCCGTGATAAGGCTTAAATAACAAAGCATGCTGCGGACGCTTGAAAACATAATCAAATCAAGATCCATGGAACAATCTCTCGAAAAAAATTACGTGCTGTTATCAGTCAATATGAATGACGTTGAAAAAACCGAACCGATGACGTGGGAAGAGGTAACGCAAAGGGCGTTTACCATAGCACAGGATCAACCGGTAAAATACTTCAATGGAGATTGTCGCCTGAAGGTCGCAAATCTGAAAGAAGGAACCGTTCGGGCCGTTGGTATCAAATTGTTCATCAAATCCAAAATGGATGGATAAGATTACGATTGCTCGAATCAATTTGCTGCACCCAAAAGTGCGGGAAGAGGCGCGTGAAATATATTCCAAGATCTGCAACGCCTTGAATGGCCGCGCGATGTGCCGTTTTACGTTTACCCTTCGCACAATTGCGGAGCAAAATGCGCTATATGCACAGGGCCGTACAAAACCCGGCATGATTGTAACAAAGGCCCGCGGCGGCTTGTCCATGCACAATTATGGGTTAGCAATTGACATTGCATTGATCCATGACATTGACGGCGACGGGGATTACGACAAGGCTGTATGGGATACGAAAACCGATTACGACGGCGACGGAAAATCTGATTGGATGGAAGTGGTACAGATCTTTAAAGAATATGGTTGGGAATGGGGCGGCGATTGGGGTTTCAAAGATCCCCCGCACTTTCAAAAAAAATTCGGCTATTCTGTACGCGAATTGCGCGCGCTACACATGGCCGGGAAGGTTGATCAAAACGGGTTTGTCCGCATATAATTATCGAAACATCTGTTCTTCTCATGCAGCAGTTGTTTTGGAGCCTGACGTTTCTACGTCGGGCTTTTTTGTATCTTTATGGTCCACGTTATTGATACACACAATCAATTGGCCTGACGTTTCCACGTCGGGCTTTTTTATTAGTTCAATAGTTTGTACTTTTGCAGCATGAAAACAAAAGCATTGAGTAAGGATGATTTTTTTGAATTAGTGCCTGCGCGTCAGTTTTTCAGCCGGTACGCACCAAACGTGAAAAGATTTTACCAAAAGATGCGAGGCATCGACGGGAATGGTAAGCCCATAGATTTCAGCCCGCAAGACAAAGAGGATATAAAGGCAGGGATAAAATTGATGTCGAAAGATCTGAAACGCGCGCGCATATAATTGTATTAATTTGTACATTGTTGCGTATATTTGTTTTGAATAACTCCAAACAATCAGTCATGAATGAAGAGATGCTGCAAATTTTGAATGAACTTAAAAGTGAAATTCAGGCATTGCAATCGAGTATCAACGAACTTAAAGCACCCGCATCTGTACATATAGATTCCGAGTACGTTGATATAAAACAGGCGCAAAAAATACTTGATCGTAAGCGGACATGGATCAATAGGCGCATGTTACAAGTCGATCAATTATGGAATAATCAAAGACCCAAAGATGTGTTAGTGTATGGCGAAGATTGGCACAGAGAAGGATCCAAAATATTTATCAAGCGCGAATCATTGATACGGATAAAAAATACCGGCATGCGCGAAATGGGCGAACGTTACCAAAAAAGATCGCGGGAAATGTACGCATGATGTGGTTTTCATATGGCAAGCAATCTTCCCCGACCCGTTTCTACGGGTTGGGTTTTTTTTGCGGTAAATGGATGCAATAAGGGGGTTGTCAAAAGTTTTCAAAAATTGTTTGGTTAGTACAAATTGTTTGCCTAATATTGTGGTATTAAATCACATCACATGAACGTTGCAAACAGCCACATCCGCATGCACTCGAAGTGCATCAAAATTCTCGAAATGATACAGACCGTAAACAAAAGGATTGTGTCGGCAAAAGCCGATCTGATTCGTTATGATTGCGCAGATGGATTGTCCCCATTGCGTATCATGTATGACCGTTCAGATCTTGAAAAACTACTCGAGCATCACAGATCCGTCAGAGACAGAATTGTCGTTTATTATGCTGAAAACATGCTGAAATTAATTGAGGCATCTTTAATTGTTAATCAATAACTCCAATCACATGAGCGAAACAACAGCGGTGCAGCCGGCACCCAAAAACCCGGTCAAAGCCCTATTTGAGCGGCCGGATGTACAGAGTAAATTCAAGGAATTACTCGGTAAGCGTTCGTCGTCATTTTGTACGTCTGTACTCCAAATTGTTGCATCAAATGCAATGCTGACGAAAGCAGATCCTACAAGCATCTATCAGGCCGCGGCCGTAGCAGCAACGCTTGATCTTCCATTGAACAACAATTTAGGTTTCGCCTACATTGTGCCGTACAACAATAAACAACCTGACGGATCAACGAAGGTTGTGGCCCAATTTCAGATGGGCTACAAAGGGTTCATTCAACTTGCACAGCGTTCCGGTCAATTCAAGTCAATCTACGCAAGCCCAATTTATCAAGGGCAGATAATCAGCGAGAATCCGCTTGAAGGGTACGAATTTGATTTTACCGTAAAAAGCAACGTGTTGATTGGATACGCCGCAAAGTTCAAATTGCTGAACGGTTATGAGGCGACATTCTACATGTCCATTGATCAATTAAAAGCCCATGGTTCAAAGTATTCAAAAACGTTCGGCAATAAGTCCGGGCTATGGAATACAGACTTTGATGCCATGGCCTCAAAAACGGTCCTCAAACTTTTGTTGTCCAAGTTCGCCCCGTTGTCCATTGACATGCAGCGCGCGGTCATAACCGATCAGGCCATGATCAATGACGCTGAAACCGTTGATGTGACATACGTGGACAATGACGAGCCAAAGATCGACAAAGAGGCCGAGCGCATCACCTTAATGATCAACGACGCAACAAACATGGATCAACTGATGAAATTGCAGCCGCATATCAAAGAGATCCACGTTGAATTATTTGAAAACAAATTTGCTCAACTTTCTGAAAACGAAATGCAATGAACACCGCAACAATTGACAATCCGCTATCAATAGCCGTAACGGAAATATCCGTTGACACGAATATTCAACAAATGCTTGTTGATCGTTTTACTCCGTTTCTCGAGCAAACTACTGAATGGCGCGAACGTGCCGAGGCACTTGTAGTAACGGACATTGCGCAAACGCGTGAAATGAAAATGGCCCGAGAGGCCCGGCTTGCATTACGTGAGATCCGCATCAACGCTGATAAATTGCGCAAAGAACTGAAAGAGGATAGTCTGCGATATGGCCGTGCGGTACAGGCCGTTTACAACGTCATAGAATCGCAAATCACTCCAATCGAAAAACATCTCGAGGCGCAAGAGAAGTTCAAAGAATTGCACGAAATGAAGATGCGCGATGATCTGCGAAAACAGCGTGAATCGTTGGTTGCAGATGTCAGATCCTACATAATCGCCAACGTTAATTTTGGCGAGATTACCGAGGATGATTTTATGAAATTATGGACCGGCGCAAAATTGCAAAAGCAAGCCGAAGAACAGGCCGCGCGCGACGCAGAAGCCATGCGCATTGCCAAACAGGAAGCCGAGGCCATGGAACGAGAACGTTTGCGCGTTGAAAACGAACGTCTAAAAGCCGAAGCCGAAGCACGTGAAAAGGAACGCAGGGCCGAATTGGACCGCATAGAAATGGAAATGCGCGAAGCCAATATAAAAGCCGCCAAGGAACGGCAAGAGGCCGAACGACTTGCCGCCGAATTGAAAGCAAAACAGGATGCCGAAGCAAGAGCAGAAGCCGAACGCCAAGCAGCAGCGGAAGCGGTATTTGCAAAGAACGACAAGGCCAAAATAGCCGACCTGATTAATGACCTGACGACGCTTAAAACAAAGTATGTATTTCGTTCAAAAAAGTATAAATTGTTGTACTTTAGCGTCACAGAATTATTGACCAAAATAGAAACTTACATTAACTCCAAAAATTGAAAGGTATGAATTTCAGTAGCACATTGTTCCGTTGTTCGTCGTTAGGTTATATCATGACCGATCCGCGAAGCAAATCAGAAACGTTGTCCGAGACGACAAAAACGCATCTTATTGACGTATATGTTGCCAACCGGTATGGGCGTCAGGATGACATTCAAAACAAATACATTGAGAAGGGTCTTGCCGTTGAAGAGGATTCGATTACGCTGTATTCTCGCATCAAAGGTGAGGTGTATTTTAAAAACGAAGATCATCTGTCCAATGAATACATCAAAGGCACTCCTGATTTGTACATTGGCGATACGATCACGACGGCCCGGCACATCATCGATATTAAGTCCTCATGGGATATATATACGTTCATGCGCACCATTACGAAAGACATCAATAAACTTTACTATTGGCAATTACAGGGCTACATGGCCCTCACAGGGGCGCGTTCCGCGACGCTTGCTTATTGTCTTGTCAATACCCCGCAACAATTGATAGACGACGAAAAACGACGCCTGATGTGGAAGATGGGCGTGGCAACAGAAGAAACTCCATTATTCATTGAGGCATGCAATGAATTGCAACGCAACATGACGTTTGACGACATTGCGCTCCATGAACGTCTGATTGAATTTAAAATTGATCGAGACGATAACGACATAGATCGTATGTATGCGCGCGTAATGGCATGCCGGCAATGGCTGAACGAATTTGAAGCATCGCGCATCAAAGATTCCGCATTGTCATGAGCAACCGACGAGAATGGGGCCTGACGGACGAGCAAACGTCGGGCCTCATATACATGATCATGGATGAACAGATAATCAGAACACGTCGTTTTACAAGCCGTACTATGCGAAGAAACATCATGAAGCAATGGAACGTCGAAATAAAACGTATGACAAAAAAACACACATTTGAACTCCGAATTAAATTGATAATATGAATAAAGCATTAGAAAGAAAAACAGCGAAGACATTATGCGAAGAACATTTTGTACGTTGCTTGACAAGGGATGACGCGAGAAGTGCTGCGGGCATAACAATCAAATACGTCCAAAAAATCATAACTGATGAAATAAAAAACCCTAACAATTCCCCTGAAGAAATAAAACTTTGGGGTGAAAAACGAAAGTTTTACAAGTCTGTTAATTCGTTCATTAACGAATGGGATCCATATATAATCTAAACCAAAATTATGGGATACGATTATGATACAAGCCTGCCGGCCTACAATGAAAACCCAAATGGCAAGGATTATTGCCGCCAAATGGTACTCATTACTATAAGAAAATTAGGCGTTTGCAATGACCGTCAAATAGCGGAACAATTGCAATGGCCTATAAACAGAATCACTCCGAGGCGCGGCGAATTGGTTGAATCAGGTCAGGTCATGTCATCCGGAAAGCGGTTAGATCCGCAAACAGGCCGGCATGTAAATTATTGGCAAGTATCCGTGCGATTTGCGCAAATGACACTTTTTTGATATTGTTGCGAAAAATTGCGAATATTGTTTTAAGTTTGTTCATGATCCATACAACGTGGCGTTAGCGTCGTATGGGTCGGTAAGTTCCACCTACAAAGGGGCCATGGTTGTAACGCGCTGTGGCCCCGTATTTTTTTATGAAAGATCCGGCGTTTCTGTTCTATTCAAGCGATTTTTTATCAGGCATACAAGACCTGACAATGGAAGAGCGCGGGCAATATATTACATTGCTATGCTTGCAACATTTGAAAGGACATTTGACAGAAAAAACTATCATGCTCACATGCCACGGCAATGCCGCGGCAGACGTTATGGCAAAGTTTCGGCGCGATCCGGCAGGGCTTTGGTACAATGAACGGCTCGAGGAAGAGATACAAAAAAGGCGAACACATACGGACAAACAGCGTGAAAGGGCCGTTAATGGATGGCAAAAACGTAAAAACAATACCACGGCACATGCCGCGGCATCACCCGCGGCTTTGCCTTTAGAAAATGAAAATGAAGATGAAAATGAAAATGTAATTGAAAATGTAATTGAAAATAAAAAAACCGCGCGCGCAAAAATTGAGATTGAAAATCCTTTTGGTGTAGCCGGGCAAAGAATGTGGAAGGCTTGGAAAGATTACAAGCGTGAAGAGCATCGAAAGTCCTACAAGAGCGAGAAGACAGAACAGCAAGCCGTCAATGCGCTGTACGAAATGGCCGGCGGCCAAATTGAAATCGCTTCCAAAATCATACAGCAATCGATCTCGAATCAATGGCAAGGTTTATTCCCACTAAAAAATACAGGCAATGCAAAACAGCAATCAACTACAACGCTCCGGGCAGACGTTCAAGCGGAATTTGAGCGTCGCTTTGGAGACCGGTGATCGTCGCGGCGTAACGATGGCCCTGAAAGAATACAAAACGCCGTCAGGGGCCGCAAATTACCCGGCCCTGTTATCTGTACCAATTAGCGAAAGATTGCCCGCAATGGCCGCGCAAGACGTCAGGCGAGCATCCATGATCGTAACAGCAGGCGTAACCATGGCACTCGAGGCAATGAACCTTGCACGTCCCATGAACGCATCGCAAGTCATGGACCTTGCAGACGCAATCCTTGAAACGGCAAGCGAGGATCAATTGTCGCTTGAAGATTTGATCCTGTTTATGCAGCGGCTTACCCGTGGGCAATACGGCGCGCTGTATGAAAGTATGGATAGTATCAAGTTCATGGAGAAATTCGAGATATACCGGCAAGAGCGTCACGTATCGTACATGCGTATCCGCGAAGAGCAGCACGCGCAATTCAAGGCCCTGCCCGTCAATGAACGTTTCACCGAAATGTACCCGGACGAAGAGATCCGCAAGCATAAAGAGGCTCACATTCAGCACATCATCACAACAGCAAAACCCCAAAACCCTGCGCAATGATTATTCGTCAAAACACGCATGCACCATTCCGTATGCCGGTGCTATTGATCAACCCGAAAAAAATATCGTACAACGTCATGTTCACGCCGTCGTGCCGGTATGAACTTGGAGATGATGATCAGGCCGACATCAACAAATTGTTTGGCATTGGTTATTTTCCTTCACACAAAATGCACAGCGTTCGCATCGGTTGGCGATGGGATGAACAGGCCGGCAAAATTGAGTTATTGGCATACGGTCGAAAGGATTGGTATATGAAATACAAGCCGATCGGGCATGTCGAAACAGGCCAATGGGTAAAAATGGAGATACATCAAAAATGGGGCGAATACCATGACATAAAAATTGATGGCATGCCCACAGCGACTATTTATGTTTCTCCAAATCCTGTTGGGTATTTACTGCGTCCTTATTTTGGCGGCAACAAAAAGGCTCCGCATGACATGTGGATTGAAATGAGAAGATCATGAAACTGATTACAACATGGCTAAAATGCGACGGGTGCAAAAAATTGTTCACCCAAACTTATTTGAAAGGCAGCAAGCGGGAAGGCCGTTGTCCGAATTGCGGCAAAATTGTCTGCCGGGCAATTACGTCATCCCGGAAGACATCACCGGCGTAAAGAACCGAATATACGCGCGACGTGGCGACGTGGTAAAAATTGTTGCAGATCATGAAAATGTACTGATAGTCGAAAACATTGAGACCGGGGAACGATTCTCGATAAAAACCGAAATACTGAAAAATGTGGAAGCGTAAAAACCCGGTGCGAAATAAGTACGGCGCAAAAACGTCTGTTTACAATGACTACCGATATGACAGCCAAATGGAGGCAAACTACGCGGTCGAATTGGATTGGAGAATAAAAGCCGGCGAGATCAAAGAATATACGCGGCAATACAAATTATCCCTTGACGTCAACGGCCGGCACATTGCAAACTATTACGTCGATTTTATGGTGGTCCTTTCAAACGATATTGTCGAATATCATGAGGTAAAAGGGTTTCCAACTCCCGAGTGGTTACTAAAATGGAAATTGGCAAAGGCAATTTATGGTTACGAAAAATTTGTTTTAATTACTAAATAAGAACCAATGGCAACAAACATCAGCCTCAAATTAGATTGTAAAAAAATTGAAAAAAAAAGATTGTATCGCGGGGAAAAAGGCATTTATCTTGACGCAACAATCATCATGTGGGATGAACCGGACAAATATGGGAACAATGGCATGATTGTTCAAAACGTTAACGATGAAGATCGGAAAGCCGGCATCAAGGGTGCGATACTTGGTAACGTTCGGTATCTTGTCAAAAGGGATCAGCCGCAGCAGCCTGTACAGGACGATGACGACGGTTTACCGTTCTAAAAAAATCATTGAATAAAGTATAAATATTTGTACTTTTGTAATTGTAAATTCAAGCGATACAAAATGTTCGCAAAACAAACTTTCACCTAATTTTATTCCGCAATGCAAAACACGTTGAATTTGACCTTACAGAAAAAATGGTTTGACATGATCGCCCGTGGCGAAAAAAAGGAAGAGTACAGAGAGATCAAACCATATTGGGAAGCGAGGTTAGAAAATCGGCAATACGATCGCGTCGTATTTCGAAATGGTTACAGCCCCGATTCTCCCACAATTGAGGTTGAATGTTTGGGCATTGAGCGTAAAAATGCCAATCCTGAATGGTGCGGCGGCAATGATTCGTATTGCTACGCCATAAAATTAGGGTCCATTATTTCACAATCATAAACCATTAAAAAAATGGCAAAAGCAGCAAAAAAGGCCGCTCCCAAAAAAGCGGCTCCGAAGAAAGCGGCAAAGAAAGGCGTAAAGACCGCAAAGAAAAAAACCGTTGCGTCCAAAAAAGGATCGAAGAAGGCGCAGGGTGGAGGAAACGGCTAATGAAGGCCACACCAATGAAATCGACGGCATCTTGCATTGAGTTCTTAAAGACTCAAACGGATGCCGTCATTTTGTTCTATTCGGGCGGCAAGGATAGTTTGATCTTGTTGGATCTATTGACCAAACATTTCAAGGTACACCTTGCGTTTATGTATTTTGTTGACGGCCTCGAGCATGTCGAAAAATATTTGCATTTCGCACAAAAAAAGTATGGCGTTGAATTTCGTAAATATCCTCATTGGGAATTATCGCAATACATCAACGACAATTATTACCGGTTCCATGGGGCCGAAGTGCCGAAATTTAAATTAGGCGATATTGAGACAAAGGCCCGGCAAGACTTTGGATGCGATTGGATCATCACCGGTATGAAAAAGGCTGACAGCCTTAATCGACGATTGATGATGGGAACATTGTTCATGAACGCAATAGATCTAAAAGCGAGACGAGCGCACCCATTGGCCGAATGGAAAAAGCAAGACTGCATCAATTACATTAAACTGCATAAGTTACCGACGCCGGTGGCTTACAATAAGAAGAACAGCAGCGGAGTGACAATATCAGAGGACGTTTTGCGATGGTGCAAAAAAAATGCGCCTCGAGATTACAAACGTCTGATTGATGCGTTCCCGTTTGCAGAAACCCTAATACTCGACGACGATGGCGATCAGTAAATTTCAAAAGTTTGAGCCGGCTACTATAAGCCGTGGGAAGATTAAGAACGCGCCATACAATCCGCGCAAGATTGGCGACGCCGAACAAAAAGCCCTGCGCAAAAGCCTAAAAACGCATGGCCTTGTTGAAACCCTTGTATGGAATAAAAAGACAGGCAACCTTGTTGGCGGTCATCAGCGTTTGTCGCAACTTGATGTGCTTGAAGGCAACCCGGAATATGAACTGACCGTTGCTGTTGTCAATTTGGACTTGAAACGGGAACAAGAGTTAAACATTGCATTGAATAACCCGTCGATGCAGGGTGAGTATGACATGGAGATTTTGAAAGAACTTTTGCCTAATCTTGATCTTGACGCAACCGGATTTTCCGATTACGATCTTTCGATAATTGGCATTGATGCTGATATTGAGGCCCGCGAAGAGGACAATTATGTCGCCGGCGTAAAACATAGCATTGAAGACATTAAGGCGGCAAAGGCCGCGTCCAAGGCAAAAAACGTTAGCCAAGGCGAGAACTACATTGTCATGACATTTTCAAGTATCGCAAACAAGGAACATTTCCTTGACCTTTGCGGGCATGATCCCGAGGATCGGTACATTAAAGGGGAAATGATTGCGAAAAAAATGTTTGGCGATGACTACAAAGAAGAAACCGACGAAGAAGGCGACGAAACCGGCGACAACGCATAAACCGGAACAAACACGGACCGCAATGCAAAAAGCGGCCATGTTGTCTGCATTAAAAAAATCGCTTGGAGTTGTATCGGCTGCATGCGCGCGTGTAGGCATCGCCCGGGAGACGCATTACAAATGGCGCAACGCGGACGAAGACTATGCAAAAGCCGCTGACGAAATACTCGAAGATGCAATTGACTTTGCGGAAGGAAAACTATTGCAGCGCATAGATGCCGGCGATACCGTGGCAACAATCTTTTTTTTGAAAACAAAAGGGAAGGCGCGCGGCTATGTCGAAAAAACAGAGGTTGACAACAATCTCAAATCCGCGGCTCCTATTATTATAGATTGGGCGGGTGAAAAATGAAGCAGCCGCAAACAGAATCAATCCGACGCCAAAACAACGTGAAGCGCATCGGGCCGTCCTCGATAACCGCATCGTATTATATGGT